ACGCACCGCCGTTTTGAACAATACTTCATGTCCAATCGTGGGGGGCTGAAATCGACCGAAGATGATATAAATGCGTTTGCTTATACGCTTTTTTCTGTCAAGATCTGCTAGCTGGCCTAGCTGCTTCTGCGTGAGTGGTAGTTTGTGCCGAAGAAGCTTCGTCAGGTGCCGGCTTGGTTTCGATGTCTCCATATAGCTAGATGTCTCCATATAACTAATTTAGGTAATCCATTAGCCGCTGAATGGTACGTGTGGCAGAAATGTGATGAATTGCATGGCCACCGGCCATTTCCCATTCAAGAACATTTTTATAAAAATCGTCTATGAGCATCGCCGAAGGATGTCCAATAGCTTGTTGTACGCGGGCATATTTTTGCTTGTCTTTGCGTCGCACTACTAGCACATTTGCCGGAGGAATTTGCCAACGACTGGTAATCCACTGTGTTTTATCTTGAGTGCATATTCGACGCATCACCGGATCTGCATACCATTCGTTAGAGATCGCCGTGAGTATCGAGAGCCTAATATGATTACTATCTCGTAACTTTACAAGGGTACTCATAAGAGTATGCGCACCAGGCAGCATTGGCAGTTTGAGGAAGAAATGCGGTTCCTCTTTTGCAATAATGTCCCACCCGGCCGATGAGGACAAGAACTTTTCGACCGCATTTGCTCCTTCGACCTTGAAGTGTTGCTTTAACCCCATATAAAAGTCTGCAAGAACGCCATCTATATCACAAAATACATGGGGCATTCGTTTTTTAAATATTTTTGTCGGCTCTTCAATAAACATGCGATAGTATTTAGAAAAACTAGCAATATTACCCAAAATAGATGTTTCGTTTGACGTGTGCATTTTGTATGACGTAGGGTGGACGGTTTGGCAGTTCTAATGACACGGGGTGTACAATATCGTCCCACGCCTTTATTTTACGGAAAAGCCGTTGAACTGACGGATGCGTTTCATCTCCTAAAAAGGTTTCATAATAATATTGCAACGCAGGAAGCCGACCCCCCTCATTACGAAATTGGTCTTTGATAGCTCGAAGAGTTAATGGTTTGTTTGGATTTAAATAGTACCATTCTTCCACACAGTCATGTGCATATGCTTCCACCTCATCCATGTCTCCCAGATAAGTTTGAGCTTGTAATGTTCGTTTAGGGAGATTAAGATGTGTATGTGGTCGAAAAATCAAGACGTTATCAACACGTCGCCCATTGGCAAATTGCGCTCGATGAACAAGTTCATGTGACAGACACTTTAGAAACCGATACTTAAAATATTGCCAAGATTCTTCGCTTAATGATAACCGATTACTACGTGGATGAATGCACAAAAAAATCTTAATCCGTGCAACTTTGCTTTTCTTTGCTTCATAGCAAAAGCCGCCCATTGCGGGATAGTACTGTCCGTTATAGTCCTTTCCCGAGCCGAATTTTTTAGTTAACTCTCGTTTAACATGAACGTGAGTATTCTGTAACGCACGGTTCAACATAGTAATGAACGTTTTGGCATTTATTGCCTGCCCACTAGTTGTGGTGCGGCGAATGGTGCTATCAAATACTTCGTTGACAATAGGATAGATTTGTTCTATATTTCGTGATAGCGATTGATTTAAGAGCTGAAGATTCATAATAGTAACCTCCTATTTTTAACCTCCACACTCTATACCATAGCTTCTCTACACTCATATATTTAGAATATAACCTTGGCTGTACTATTAGTTTTTAGTGCAGACCGTAAATTCTTATGAGAAAACTTAGATTCTTCGGATGTAGATGCTATAGTATTTCGTGTGATTGATGTTTTTGTCCTTTGCTTATTGATTGGCTTAGCCTTAGATTCCCTTGGTTCAGGTATAGGATCTGAAAGATATTGCTGATTCTGGTCATTCGTCAGACGCATTTTACTGCGATTCACCTTAATAGTAAACCGGCGGTATTTAGAGGTGTCGGCGTAGCGATTCTTTAACTGCTTAATCATCAGCAATCCGTCTTGTTCTAGTTCTTCACTCGTGACCAATGCCACTTGTAAATCAGCGGTTTGTGGTAACCCAAACGATTCACTGGTATTTGTTAGTGATGGATCGCTACTATCAAACCCTTCGCGATTAAACTGCGTGGCCGTCAAACATGGAAGATCATACTCTACCGCAAGCCCACGTAACTCTTCTGCGATGGACTTTACATACATGTAAGAGTTTGTCTGTCCACCTATTTTGAATCGTATCGATGAACAGATATTAATGTAATCTATGATCAGCAAATCCGGCACAAATTGCTTCTTGAGCGCCAGTTCATCAAGAAGGATACGGAAGTGTCCCACGTTGCCTCCGCTGGTAGGATATTCCTTAATGATAAGCTTACCAAATACTTGACGTTGCTGAAGTTTTTCAAATGCGGATTCATACAGGGCTTTGGGCATTTGTTCCAGTGTATCCATTGTAACATCCAACAGGTTTGCGTCAATACGTTGAGCAATACGTTCTTCTGCCATCTCCATTGTAATATACAGCACCTTTTTTCCTTGTGCGATAGTTGATGCAGCGACATGACAAAGAAATAATGATTTACCAACGTTCGTACCTGCAACAACGACATTCAATGTTTTACGTATCAATCCACCACCGGTGATTTTATTAAATATGTCCAAATCAAAAGGAACTCGTGTCTGCACTTGATGATACATATCGTATCGCAACTGTAAATCCTCAAAATAGTCGTGACCAATATGTGTGTCAAATCCGACCGATAACGCATCCTTAAGCAGTTCAGGCACTGTTGCTGCTGATTCAAAATCTTTATCAATCAGTGAGATAGACTCTGAGATGGCCAGATATAAGGCACGTTGTTTACAAAACTGTTCCGTTTGATCAATTAGCCACTGCCGTCGGTTATTATCAACACGAGTAATGGTCGCCACTTCTTTTAGTAGAGTCGCAGCCTCGGTGTATGTTCCACCAGAAACCGAGGCCTGATCTAGTAATAACGTAATTGCATCAACGGTGGGTGTAACTTTATATGAAGAAATAAACGTGTGTATGAGGCGGTAAACAATTTGTGCCGTGTCAGTGGTAAAATATTCTTTCTTCAAAAACGGCAAGACTCGTCGTGTATATTCTTCATCGCGAATCAGATGAGCGAGAATCAGGGGTTCAATCATAATCAGTCAAATAGTGATGAAGTATTGGTGTGCGTGTTAATATATCCGTCTATTCCTCGTTGTCTTCCGTAGTCGTCGTCGATGTCGCCATGCTGCCATAGCTGAAATTCGGCTTCACAAATTTTTCATCTAATTGCGTGAGAAACTCTTTGGTAAAAAATTGCTCTGGTGCTTCCGCAATCTTTGATGCAGAGACCGCTTTGTCGACACCGGAAAAGGTATATTTGCCGCCGCTATACTCAATCATGCCAGCCTCGACGGCGATATCCAATAGCCCGTAATATTTGTCGAGACCACCTGAATAGGAAATGCGTACCTCAACTTGACTGTTCTCACGCGAGAGGCGCGATTTGTACATTTTCGTGGTAATAATGCTACCAATGATATTCTTTTCTTTGTCGCGATCCTTTGACTTGGATAACATCGCTATGGAGTCGCTGATGTAAATTAATCCTGAACCACCTGAGAGTGCCTTCGTGGGTACATATGCTCCCACAACAGCGTACACATGATTTGTACAAATCATCGGCACATTCAATTTAGACAGTCGTAATCGCAACACGCGAAAGGTGCCACGGATGAGTCCTGCTTTTGTCATATCCCGTGTGTCTTTCTCTGCACGGATGTCTTCAACTTCCTTAGCGCTGGAAAGATTCCCCAACGAATCCAGCACCATTAGCATTGGTTGTCGTGCCCTTTGCGGAGTCTCACTATAACGATCCAGAATCTGCAATGCGGTTTGACGAAACTGCTCAATGGTTTCTGGTTCAGATTTCACGATACGCGTCAAGTCAATGCCGCGCTCTGACAACATTTGATTTGTAACTGCGCTCTCGGAGTCAAAGTAAATCACGCCACCATTAGGATTATCTTCCAACCACTGTTTAATTATACCCAAGACAAAGAATGTTTTACCCGTCGCGGGGTCACCAGCGAAGACAGTAATCTTATTGTTCGGCATGCCTCCAAATAATGACCCACTGAGGGCGGCATTCAGAGTATAGCTGCCGGTATTGACGTAGCCATCAAATTCTGATGAACTCAACCCGTCAGATGCAATGGTAGTCATAGCGGGAAGATCTTTAATCAGAGTGCGGAAAAATGACATTGTAAAGCTCCTTAAATGAATAGTATATCACAGAAACCGTGTATTAAAACTGAGTGTAATTCGTAGGTTGGATAAATTCGGTGGCACATAATGTTGTAGCCAACTCGGGAACAACACTAGTTTTCCTGTTTCTGCCAACATCGTATGAATATTTCCGGAGTATTCTGTATTCGTAACGAATTCCGCCGAGGCATCCATCATACGATATCCGTCTAGAGGGCTTATGAATACCAGACCAGAACTATTGGAATCCACATATGGATAAAACGCACCACTGACAATACTATTATGATGTCGATGTGTACTTACGGAGCCTCCGTTATATAAAATATTTACCCAACTCGATTCAATTCGATTTGGAGGAAGACCAAGTTCCCGACAGTATCGATCAACACATTCTTGAAAAATATTATATAAGGGTATCAGCTCTGGAAGATGTGAGGGATTTTGGTCTCCTCGTACACCATGCACAGCACTATTGGTACTTGCTTTCATTTCCATTAGTACCTTAGTAATGGATGGATTAATAAAGTTTGCAAGGTTAAACTCCATGATAGGAGTAGAAAATAATAATTTCAGTTTACCAAACTCCATAGTATTTACTTTACTCATAATAACAAACTGGTATGGGTCATCATGCTATTATACATCAAGTGTAGAGATATGAGCTGCGGCATTTTTATTTAATCGATGCTGTGCGATATGAAAATAGGCATCATCACGTTCAATCCCAATAAACGATTTCTGTTCATCCCTCGCCGCAAGACCAGTTGTGCCACTACCCATGAACGGATCTAACACCACTCCATTCGGCGGCGTCACCAATCGAATCAGATATCGCATTAATGCAATCGGTTTGACCGTAGGATGTGGATTCTTACTCCCGCTGGTACGCCCTGCGCCTGAACTAGGACTTTTCATACCGGCGCTGTCGGGTTCGCGATTAATCATCACCGCAGCGGTAATGGTTGGAGCATCATCCAATCCTCGTTCACGATCCGCTTTGCTAGCTTTCGCGGTGTAGAAGAAGCGGGCGGCGGAACCGGAGCCAGCGTCTCGCAGGTTGCCTGGTTGATCCGCCATTCCCCATCCGTCGTCTCGCTGGCCCCTGTTCAGTGTTCTGGCCGGCCCAGATCCTTTGCTGTCAGGAAACAGCCCCACCACCTCGTCGCTGCCATCGTGGATGATGTTCGCAGGCCAGCGACCTTGAACCATGTGCTTTGTCTCTCTCCACGGTTCTGCTTTGCTGACTTTGTAGTTAGCACTACCGCAAGACCATGTTTCTCTTTTTTCCGTCCCCACTCTGCACCCGTCCACGTTGATCGCCCCCGTGCCGTGCGTCAGGACGTTCTCGGCCACCGTGCCGACGAGCGGCTTGCGGGCCACGGTGATCGGCTCCATCGCAGGCTTGAGGGCGGTTCCCCAACCTTCCCATTGTTTTGCAGCATCAGTTGCTGCCTTGGTAACAGGAATCTCAGCGCTCTTCTGAACAATTCCCACACCGCCACGCGCAAATCCACCATATCCCTGATTGTCTTCCACGGCGACACCACGGGAGTATCCGACGACTTCTCGCTCGGCTCCTGCTGCCTTGTCGATTGCTTTGCTCACATCGAGCGACTTCGGAAACCCGCTGCCGTACACCCACGCGATCATGTCTCGGATGTCAAAGCCTGCGTCCTCGATGTTGCACGCCATACGGTGTTGCGTGCGCGTGCCCGCGAACGCAAGCAGATGCCCGCCTGGCTTCAGTACGCGCAGGCACTCGCGCCAGATATCTTCGCTTGGTACATCATAGTCCCACTTCTTGCCCATAAACGATAACCCGTAGGGCGGATCGGTCACGACCGCATCGACACTATTGTCTGTCAATGTACGAAGCACGGTTAAACAATCACCGTGATGTAATGACATTGTATGCATATACAGTCCTCAAATTCTTCATAACAAGAAAATTATACTAATGGCATTGCGACCGCCGCCATACGTGACTCCGCAATCTTCGCATACTCGGGATTCAGTTCCACGCCGATGCCGTGTCGGCCGAGTCGTTTCGCCACCGCAAGGGTGGTGCCACTTCCGAGAAACGGATCTAACACCGTATCCTGCGGTTTACTTCCCGCAAGAATGCACGGCTCGACGAGCGCCTCGGGAAAGGTCGCGAAATGTGCACCTTTGAAATTAGACGGACTAATCGTCCATACGCTGCGTTTGTTCGCGGTCGCGTAGGATTTCGTTAAGCCGGAATGCGGTTGCAAGCCGCTGCCTTCGTTATGATACTTACCCTTACTGCGGTCACGCGTGCCCCAGTCTTGCTTGGCGGGCGTTTTGATCGCTTCCGCATCGAAATAGTAAGTGCGGGATTTGGACAGCAAGAACAGATATTCGTGATTGCGAGTGCAGCGGTCTTTGACACTTTCCGGCATGCTGGTAGTCTTGTGCCAGATGATGTCCTGTCGGAGATACCAGCCATCTTTTCGTAACGCAAACGCCAGCATCCATGGAATGCCGATGAGGTCTTTGGGTTTCATACCGTCGGGAACAACCCCACCATGCGTCGGGCCGACATTACGATGGGTTTCGCCCTTTCCGATATTGCCTTCAGGGCCTTTTCCGCTCCCTGCATAGCTATCACCAATGTTCAGCCAGAGGGTACCGTCAGAACGTAACACACGACGCACTTCACGAAAGACATTGACAAGCGTATCCACAAACGCATCGGGATCGCGTTCCAACCCAATCTGCTCGTCCATGCCATAGTCACGCAATCCGAAATACGGCGGACTCGTCACACAGCATTGCACACTGTTATCGGGCATCGTCAGAAGTTGTTCGCGGACATCGCCTTGTAGAATGGTGTGAGTCATCGTGTTGCCTAAAATAATGTCGCCATCGGCCGCACCGACCATCCTGCATGGGCAATCACGACTTCCAACGGTGATGCAACGGTTTTTTCGAACTGTTCCTGCCGATCTAAAAACGGTTCCAATTTCCACTCGACCGGCAACGTATGTGGAGCGGCAATCACATTACAATGTAACGGGTTCTGTGGCTTCAAATAACAGAATCGAATCTTTTCGCCATCTCGAATCTTGGGATAACGGTTGCCTAATCCTGTCGTTTCCAAGTGTCTATTATACACCAACGATCCCTTTACCTGAATTGGAGTACCGCTGGTGAATTGCCCACTCGGCAATAATGGATAATCCGTCATGCCATTACATGACCGCGGTGAGGCAATCTCCTCAAAGGGGCGCGTCAGGTAGCCGTCTTCGGCTTCATCTAGCAAAGCATAGAAATTATCACGGTCATTACGAATAAAATGCTCCAGTGCCTTCTTAATCACTTGTCGTGCATACTTCGGAGTCGAGGATCGCACCGCTTCAATTCCCACGGTCTTCAGTTTAGGGGGATCGAATCGTACGCCTTCGTTGTCATGCACCCAAAGCAAATAGCGTTTCTTGGCCGTCCAGATACCATGTTCTGCAATTGCTTCTCGCTTCATTGCTAAGATATTTTCTTGAGTATTAAACGTGGTGCCAATCGTGCGAAACGCTGTATCAATAACCCGCTGGAGATCTTTTTCGCAATACCGATTCAGATAATCAATTGCCTCATTCGTTGACATATTCGCAACAACGGGCGCAAGTTTGACATAGATGGAATCCGTATCACTCGCTAAAACATAATCCGTTTCCGTGCCAAACTCACTATTGAGAAACGCATTAACTCGATCCG